CTGGGGAAGCTCGCAGCGATTTCGTATCCCGCTGTATGGCCGATCCCGCGACGAAGGAAATGCAGGGGACGCAGGAGCAGAAGGTGGCCGCCTGCGAAAGCCAGTTCGACGCCAAGGGGGGCGAAGATTCGGACATCGAAGCGAAGTCCCTCGCGCCACCGACCTTGCAGGATCAGGGACAAGTGGAGGCCATCGTGGCGACCCTGGATACCGTGGATCGCGACTATGACGTGATTCCGCGCGATGCGTTTCCCAGCGGGGCAAAAGTAAAGATGTCGAGTTACGATCACAGCTCGATCAATGCTTTGCGCTATGGGCCGGGGCTCCCCGATCAGCCGCCGGTTGGCAAGGGGGCCATCTTCATCGAAGGCGACAAGGCGATCTTCCGGGGCCAGTATTTCATGGACACAATCGCGGGCAAGGAAGCGTTTCTCACGGCCAAAGCGATGGGCGCCGAGCAGGAGTGGAGTTTCGGGTATCGCAAACTCCAGGTGGATCGGCCCAATAGCGAGCTCGCCGCCAAGGGCGCGAAGCGGGTGCTCTCGAAGCTCGGGCCGCTGGAAGTGAGCCCCGTGCTCTTGGCTGGTGGTGTGGGGACGCGTACCGTCGCAATGAAATCCGCCACGGAGGAAAAGCCGAAGGAAGAAATCGCCCCCGTGGAGACGCCAGAGGAAGCGAAGGCCAAAGCGGCGACGGCTGATGTCGAGCATAAGATGGTGCTGATTGGCCAATCGCTGAGTCGGCGGTGGCGGTGAGTGCTGAAATCGCCTTGCGTTGTCACGGCCCTGGAAACCGCGCGCCCCGCTGTGAAGATTTCCTCGGAACCACGCTGATTTCTATGCAATTAGTCGCGGTTTTCAAAGCTTCGGACCCGCTTTTCCGGCCTCCCGGAGATGCTGCCGAACGCCGTATCCGTTGTCGCCGGTGTGGCAGTGTAAATATCTTTGCGCCCTTGCGTTTGGCGATGCCCAGCCTCATCTTGTAAAAAATCTTCGACAGGGCCCGTTGATGGCCGGTCGCGTGTTACTCGCGGTCGGCTTTTTCATTTTGGCCGACCCTCCTCAGCCCGGAGTGAGGTCATGGCCGATTCACCGCTCTTGATCGAAAAGCGCAAAGAACTCGACGTAAAGTCCAAGCGGTTTGAGGAACTGATGACCGCCGCGACGACCGAAGACGGGAAGAACGACTTCACCCGCAAAGATTTCCTCGACAAACTCGGCGCCGCCGATGCCGTCGATGCGAAGTCCAAAGTCGATTCCCTTTACGCCGACATCGACAGCCTCGTGCATATCGTGGATCAACTCCACGTCGAGGAGCAGAAGACTGGCGTCAAGCGGGTGCGTGAGGATCTGAACCGGCCCCGCGATCGCGTGTTGCCGGGCTCCAGCGATCCATTGGATGAGCCCCGCACCTTCGGGCAACTCACCATCGAGAGCAAAGGATTTATGGAGCGCGTGCGGGAGAAGCGCTACCCGACGAGCACCGTGGTTGACATCGGGCTCAAGACAGTGCTCCAGACCTCGGCAGGCTTCCAGCCGCGCACGGGAGTCGGCGATGTGATCGTGGAGAAGGCCGTCCGGCCCGTGCAGGTGCTGGACTTCATCCCCACGGATACGACCGAACTGTTCGAGTATCCGTTCATGCAGGAAACCACGCGGACCCAAGCCGCAGCCGAAGTCGCGGAAACCGGCACCTATGCCGAAGATGCGTTCGCCTACACGCGTGTGGTCGCCCCGGTGCAGAAGATCGGCTCGCAGATTCCTTGCACCGATGAGCAGCTCGCCGACGTGGGCGCGATGCGTGGGCTCATGGATAAGCGGCTCACCTTCGGCCTCTTGGCCCAACTCGACAAGCAGATTCTCGTCGGCTCCGGAACGCCACCCGCGATTAAGGGTGTGACGAACTTCGCGTCGATTCAGACGCAGGCCCGCGGCTCCGATCCGAACGCCAATGCGATCTTCAAGGCCCTGACGAAAGTCCGGGTCACGGGTCGTGCTGCACCGGATGTGGTGATGATTCACGGGCTTGACTGGCAGCAGATCCGGCTCGCGCAGAACGCGAATGGGGATTATCAGTTCGGTCCTCCGTCGCTCACGGGCGCGGATACGCTCTGGGGCCTGCCGGTGCTCCAGACGGAAGCATTGACGCAGGGTACGGCGTTGTGCGGAGCGTTCAAGCAATACAGCCTGCTGCTCTATCGGAAAGGCATCGAAGTCCAGACGGGCTACATCAACACGCAGTTCATCATCGGCGAGTTGACAATCCGCGCCGATCTTCGCGCAGCGTTCGCGGTCTATCGCGACGCCGCGTTCGCGACCATCACGGGAATTTCTTGATGAGCACCCTGGAGCAGCATCGAGCTTTGGATGCGCTGGTCCGGCGTGTCCAGCAAGCGTTGAGTGGCGAGTGGCCCTCCGAAGGGGGTATGCGCCACAAGCCAGTAAAGCCGTCACCTGCGTTGTCGAAAGCCCTCGAAGCGGCGGTCGTGGCGAACGATTCAGGCATCGACGTGGAAGCCGCGCTCAAGGATTTGCAAGCGGCGTGGGAACCCTCGCCCGTCGCTGAACCAGAGGCGTAGGTGCCGGGCGGCGTTCTTGGAGAAGTCCAATTTTTGTCGATCTCGACTGCGGCTGGTGATACGACGCTCGTCGCGGCACAGGGCGCGAATACCAAGATTCGTGTAATCGGATTTGCGCTCGTCCCCGCCGCATCCGCAGTGGTGAATTTCTTTTCGGGAACAGGCGGGACGGCCTTAACGGGCGCGATGACATTGACGGCACCAATCTGGGTAGAATCGGCAGCTTTTGGCGTGTTCGAGACCGCTGTGAATACTTTGCTCAATCTTCACCAGACGGGCGCCGTGCAGATTAGCGGATGGCTCCTCTGGTGTACGGTGACCTAAAGGAGATCGACAGATGCCTATTTCCGGTACACGCGCACCGAAAACGTGGGTCGGCGACTACAGTTTCGCCACCGATGGCGGCGCGATCTCCACGATTGCTTTGCGTTCGGCGTCAGGGGTCATTCCCATCGGCTCCTATATCGTGGAAGCCTTCATGGAAGTGACCACGGGCTTCACGACCGGCTCCGCCGCCACTGCCGCGCTCCAAGTGGAAGCGGCGAACGATCTCCAGACCGCCACCATCGTCTCAGGTGCGCCGTACTCGACCACGGGCATCAAAGCTTTGGTGCCAGTCTTCACGGCGGCGACGATGATTAAGACCACGGCAGACCGTGCCCCATCTATCGTCATTGCCACAGGCACCATCACGGCGGGTGTCCTGCATCTTGTCATCTTCTACGTGTAACAGATGGCTGGACGCACACTCGTCCTCGCCCCGACGCAAGAGCCAATTAGCGTAGACGAGGCCAACCTCTTCGCGCGGGTCACGACGCCCACCGAAGATGCGCTGATGGCGGATCTCATTACTGCGGCGCGCAAACGGTGCGAGGATTATCGCGGCCAGTCCTTTGCCACCCAGACTTGGGATTATTTCCTCGATTATTTCCCCCGCTGGCGGGATGGTTATACGCTGGATGGGGCCTTCACCCCCATTGGGGCGCAGTTCTGGACGGGCTTTCCTGATGCCTTCGGGAAACGGGAAATGCCAATCGTCCTGCCCCGACCACCGGTGCAATCGGTGACCTGGGTGAAATACACCCCCTACAATCAGTCGCCAGTGACGATGGACCCCGCGACGTATCAGGTCGATACTGCGAATGTGCTCGCCCCGCGGATCGTCCCCACATTCGACCGGATGTGGCCGACCGATCTCTTGCAAAGCGTGAATGGGGTGAATGTGCGGTTCATCGCTGGCTATGGGACCGTCGTGCCGGAACAGATCAGTCTCGCCATTAAGCAACTGGTGGCCTATTGGTTCTATAATCGGGATGCCGTAGGCGTGGTGCCCGAGAGCGTCAACCAACTCTTGAGCGAAATGACTGGCGGTTTTACCTATGCCTAGCGTTGTCCGGGAGTTCGCTGGGACGCTGAACGTCCCCCTGACCCTGGAATCGCCCTCGGAGACCGGAGGCGGGTCCAATGCGGTGACCTGGACGACCATTGGGACGATCTGGGCGGAACAACTCGGCCTCGGCGGGGCGGAGATCAGCGGGATCGAAGCGACGGCAGATTATCGGTTTCGCGCGCGATGGCGGAGCGACATCACTCCCCGCTGGCGGATCGGATTGGTAGGGACGTTGAATGCTGCGGGAACGGATACGCGCAAACTTCAGATCATTTCCGTGCTCGACCCTGATGCCCGGCGGCGGGAAATCCTCATTGTGGCTCGGGAGACGGTGTGAGCGCCGTCGCGTCCATTCATATCACGGGGATCGCGGAGATCCGCGCCAAGTTGACGCCGCAAGCGTTTCGCACCGCGCTCGTCAGTGCCTTGCGTGCCGCGTTACAACCGGTCGCCCAAGGGACGAGTGCCTTAGCGCCCAAGGAGACGGGGGCCTTGTCGCGCAGCATCCGGGTCCGCGTCGGCACGCGCGGGGGAGCCTTGTCTGCTGCCATCGTCACGGGTGTCAAGTACGGGCATCTCGTGGAGTATGGCCATCGGCAGGTGACGGGAGGCCGACGGAAGCGGGGCTTGTTTAGCTCTGGGTCCGGTCGCGAGGTCGGCATCGTGCCGCCGCATCCGTTCGCGCGTCCCGCCTTTGCCGCCCGGGAAGGGCAGATCACGGAAATCATTGAGCGCCGGTTGGCTGCGGCGATTACGGGTCATGCATGATCTTCGATGCGGTCGAAGCCATGACCACGGTG